TTCCGACGATGGCCGACTTTTACAAGACGGTGGCGCTGGCACGCATGCCAGGCGATGAAGATGAGCCGGACTGATGCAGGTTTCGGCTGCGCGTAAGCCACGCACCGCCAAGAAGAAGGAGGCGGCCACTACGCTGCAGGTGCCGCCCGTTTTCGCTCGAATATGGGAGCCTGCCCGGTATAAGGTTTATCACGGTGGGCGCGGTTCGTCGAAGTCGTGGAGTGTGGCCGGCGTGTTGATCCACATGGCCGCACGCATGAGCGTCCGCGTGCTGTGTGCGCGCGAGTTTCAGAACAGCATCGGCGATTCGGTTCACCGGCTGCTGTGCGATCAAATCTATCGGCTTGGCCTGATGGGTGAGTATGAAATCACCAAAACGTCAATCAAGTGCCCGCGCACCGGGTCGGAGTTTTTGTTCAAGGGGCTGCACCACAACGTCAATGAGGTGAAGTCCACCGAGGGCATCAACATCTGTTGGGTGGAGGAGGCTCAACGGGTGAGCGCGGAGTCGTGGCAGGTGTTGATTCCGACGATTCGGGCGGAGGGCTCGGAAATCTGGCTGACCTTTAACCCGGATAGCGAGACTGACCCGACTTATCAGCGGTTTGTGATTGACCCGCCGCCAAACTCCATTGTTCAGCAGGTCAACTTTACGGATAACCCGTTCTTTCCGGAGACGTTGCGCGCTGAAATGGAGTACATGAAGCGCGTTGATTACGATGCCTATCTGCATGTCTGGGAGGGTAATCCACGTGCGATCAGTAATGCCATCGTGTTCAAGGGCAAGTTCCGGGTGGAGGCGTTCGGCCGGCCGCCAGAGGTGGATCGCCTTTACTTCGGTGCGGATTGGGGGTTTTCGCAAGACCCGACCGTGCTGGTGTGCTGCTTCATTCTCAATAACACGCTGTTCATCGAGCATGAGGCGTACGGCGTCGGCGTTGAGCTGGACGACATCAATGCGCTGTTTCGTGCAGTGCCTGGCGCTGACCGCTGGCCAATCAAGGCGGATAACAGTCGCCCGGAAACCATCAGCCATGTGCGCAACAGGTCGCGCGATGGGACTGCCGGCTTGAATGTGGTGGCTGCACCAAAGTGGCCGGGCTCGGTTGAGGATGGCATTGCCCATATTCGCCGCTTTGATGCGGTGGTGATCCATGAACGCTGTAAGCGGACTGCCGACGAGTTCGCCCTGTATTCCTACAAAGTGGACAAGGTGACGGAGGAGGTGCTGCCGGTGTTAATCGACAAGCATAACCACTGCATCGACGCTGTTCGCTATGCACTGGCGGACTTAATCCGTCGCGTTAATCAATCCCCTGCGGCAGCACAACGCATGCCGCATGAAGCCTGGAGAACTCCGCTATGAATACTTATTCGCTATTGACCGTCGCTGCATTGATGCTGGCGCAAGTTAGCCGTCCGCCGACCGGCTATCGACCTACGTTGTACGCGCGCCGGTTGGGTGCGACCTGTGATGATGAGGTGAGGATTAGGCGAGCGGCCGAGAAGCGTGCGCGCAAGTTGGCACGCAAGGGCGGTGTGCGATGAACGAGATTGAGCGGGTGATTGGTGCGCCGGCGTTTCGGCGGCTGAGCGAGGCGTTGGGGGGCTGCGACTATACGGTGCCCTCGACCATTGAGGGGGAGGCTGGGGCGGCGCTGCTGCAGGCGGCGGGGCGTGAGGCGGCGCTGTTGCTGATTAAGTGGGGCGGCGGGGCGCGCATCTATATCCCTTACTCGCGGGAGATGGATGTGTACCAGCGGAAGCTGACGATCCGGGAGATGCGGAGCCGGGGGTTGCCGGTGCGGGAGATTGCGCGGCAGTTTCGGTTTGAGGGGCGCTATACCGAGCGGCAGATTTATGCGTTGCTGGCGTCCACCGAGGACTGAAATGTTTCAGGGCGATTGATGCGCGCGGATGTTGTCTGATGACGGTATGACGACACGCAAATCTACCAAATCTACCGCCCTCGCGCCTGCGAAGGCTGGCCGCGCCGGCCTGACCGCTGCGCAGGCGACTTTCGATATTTCGGCGGCGACGGCGAAGTTCCCTGATCCGGATGAGATGCTGCGCAAGGCGGGGATGACCCGCGCGCTGCTGCGCCCTCTGGAGGCCGACGAGGAGGTTTCGCAGTGCCTGGAGACGCGACGCGAGGCGTTGGTCGCGGTGCCGTGGCGATTGGAGCCGCAAGAAGACCCGAATCATGATTGGGTGCAGGCGGAGATTGCGCCGGTGTTTGAGACGCTGATTCGCTCGTGCTTCAATGCGGTGCCGTATGGCTACAGCGTGAGCGAGGTGGTCTATGGCGACAAAGAGGATGGCACGTTTGGCATTGCTAGCCTGATGGAGAAGCCGTTCGAGTGGTTTGAGCCGAAAGCGGATGGGACGCTGATCTATCGTTCGTCGCAGTTGGGTGACATCGTCGGCGATCCACTGAAGTATCTGGTGACTATCCGTTCGCCTTCCTATCGGCAGCCTTACGGGGAGGCGTTGTTCACGCGCATCTACTGGACGGTGTTCTTTAAGATTCATGGCCGCAAGTTTTGGGCGAAGTTTTTGGAGCGCTTCGGTGAGCCGCTGTTGATTGGGCAGGTGGCCGATCAGGAGAAGTTCGTCAGTGATGTGCTGGCGCTGGGTTTAGCTGCCGGCCTACCCGTGCAGCCGGGTGATCAGGTGAGCCATGTGGCGGTGTCGCAGGCGGGCGAGTTTGACCGCTTCGATCAAAACTTGGTGATGACGATTCAGAAGGTGATTCTGGGCCAGACACTTACCAGCCAGATGAGTTCGTCAGGCGGGAGCTTCGCGGCGGCACAAATTCATAATCAAGTCCGCATGGATAAACGCAATGCGGATATTCGGTTGTGCGCCGGCACGATTCAGCGGTTGATTGACAATTTGCTGACGCTGAACGGGATGCCGCTCGGGATTAAGTTTGTCATGGCCGATGGTACCGGGCTAGAGATGGAGCGCGCGCAGCGGGATGCGCTGATGGTGGAGAAGGGCATCCTGAAGCTGACCAAGGCGTATATCTTGGATCGGTACGATTACAAGGAGGGTGACTTTGTGATGGCGGAGGAGGGTGATGCACTGGACGAACCCACCGAGACGCCCACCGAGCCAGTGAAGAAGGCGGCTGCCAGCTCGCCCGCCAAGAAGGTTGCGCTGGCGTATCTGCCTGCGCAGGAGCCATTCACCCGCAAGCAGCAGGTGATTGAGGATGGCGTGGAGGGGGTCTTGGCCACTATCGAGTCTCCGATCAGTGATGAGGCGGTGCGGAGCGCGGTGATGGCAGCGACAAGCCCGGAGGATTTGGAGGAGCGGTTGGCGATCTTGCTGCGCGATGCGAATCTCGATCAATTTAACGAGGTGTATGCGCGGGCTGCCTTTGCCGCTGACATCATCGGCTATGCCCATGCGGCAGAGTGAGCGGGGCAATGGCGACGCCACTTTCGATTAGGTTTGATCTGCCGTTTGATGAGGCGATTGTGGCGGCACGCGCGCGGGGCGTGCTGCTGCCAGACACTTACTACAACGACATTCAGATTGAGGCGCGGCGTACAGCATTTACGGTGTCTGGACTGGCGGCGATTGATCAGATTGTGGCAGTGCGCGAGCGGTTGACGCGCATTATTGCTGAGGGCGGGACGCTGGCGGACTTTAAGACGTGGGCGGAGGCGGCTGATTTGGGGTTGCGCCCGGCGCATTTGGAGACGGTGTTCCGGAATACGGTGCAAGGCGCTTACAACGCCGGTCAGTGGCGCTCGTTTGAGGCGAACAAGGCGTTCCGGCCTTTTCTGATGTATGACGCGATCAATGACGACCGCACTCGACCGAACCATCTGGCGAATGACGGGGTTATTCGTCCGGTGGATGATCACTATTGGGATACGCATAGTCCTTTAATGGGGCATCGCTGCCGCTGCACGATTATCAGTTTGAATGCGAAGCAGGCGGAGGCGCGGAGCCGGGATGGCAATGGGCTGAACAAGCCGATTACGTCGGCAATGGATGCGGATGATGCCGGCTGGGGAAGGCGTCCGACTAATTGGGTGGAGAATTTGGCGGCGATGGCGTTGAAGCGGTTGGGGGCTATCGAGAGCAGCAAAATTCGGAGCGAGTCGGCCAGGCGGTTGCGCTGGTTATCCGGGGACGGCTGAAATCCTTCATGTTTCCAGATTGCGCGCTACACGGCACTGTGCAGGCATGACTGAAAAATCTACCTATCTCACCTTTTCCCCTGTCGTCTCTGCGCGCAGTGATACCGGCATGCCAACGCGGTTTTCGGGTGTCGCTTATTCGGGCGGGGTTATTCCGCAATATGGCTGGTATGGCGATGCGGCCATCGACCTTAGTACGCTGCAAATGCCGAAGGGGGCTGTCTTTGCACTGATCGACCACGATTTCAGCAAGCGGGCCGGCAAGCTGACGGCTGAGCTGTCGGGCGGGCAGATCATTGTGAATGGCGAGTTCTTCACCAATGAGGCCGGTAATGAGGTGGCCAAGCTGTTTGCGGAAGGCGCGCCGTGGCAGATGTCGATTGGCATTAACAGCAAGACCAGGTCTTCAGACGAGAAGTCTGCCGTAGTTGTGAACGGGCAGATGCTGTCCATTAATACGCTATTTTCTAATGCAATGCTACGGGAGGTTTCGTTTGTGCCCGTGGGGGCTGATCCTAATACTGCCGTGGCTGCCTTTTCTGCCGCCAATAGCCCGGCTCTACCTGAACCGGGCGGCAAACCTGAAGGAGTAAACATGAAGACTATTGAAGAGTTGACCGCCGATCTGGCGTCTGTCACTGCGGTGCTGGAAAGCGAGAAAGCCGCTCGACTGGATGCGGAGGGCAAGCTCGCGGCGTTGAATGAGGCGCAGCGTGCTGTGGATTTGAGCGCTTTGGCGACACGCATTGGCAGGCCGTTGACGGATACGGAAACCCAGACGTTTAAGGCGATGGATGCCGGGGCGTTTGCGATTGTGTTGTCGGCGATGCCGGCAGCCAAGCCCGGTTTACCGGCTGGCTTGCGAACTGAGCAGGCTAACGAGGGGCGCGGTGAGGCAGGGGGAGAAGCGGGCAAGCATAAGCCCGCTGTGATCAATATGGCCGCGATTTACGCCGCGCGCGTGACCCAATAATTTAGGAGATAGGTATGGCTAATTTTACTGAAACGACGCGCGCGGGTGAGTTCATTTTGTCCGATGCGCCTGGCCGCCAGAGTTATGACTCGGGCGTGCTGCTGTCTGGTGCTGGCGCGCTGATCGCGGGTGCGGTGTTGGGCAAGATTACAACGGCTGCAGTTAATGGGACGGTGGTGCAGGCGGGTACGGGAGACGGCGCGCTGACGATGGATGCGACTACGCCAGTACTGGCGGGCGCGAAGGTGGGTTCTTACGTCGTCAAGTGCATTACGGCAGCCGCGCACGGCGGTACGTTCAGGGTGGAAGACCCCGATGGCTTTGTGCTCGGTGATGTTTTGGTCGGTGCGACCTTTGCCGATGACATTAAGTTTGCTATTGCGGACGGTGCGGAGGATTTTATCGTGGGCGATAGCTTCACGATTCCTATCGCCGCCGGTTCGCTTAAGTTTGTTGCGCATGATGCCGCGCTCACGAACGGCGCGCAGCATGCGGTGGCTATTTTGCATCAGAACGCAGACGCAACGGATGCCGATGCGCCGATTACTGTCGTGGCGCGAGCTGCGGAGGTTAAGGGGGCGCTGTTGACGTGGAAGTCTGGCATTAGCGCGCCCAATAAGGCTGCTGGCATTGCCAGTCTGGCGGCCAATCATATTCTTGTTCGATAAGGGAGCGCCATTATGTCGGGTTTTGATATTTCTTCGGGTTTGCCGGACGCATTTAGTCTCACTCAGTTGACTGCGTCGATTAACGGTTTGCCCTATCTGCCGGGTCAAATCGCGGCGATGGGGTTGTTTAGTGAGCAAGGCATTACGACTACGTCTGCACTGATTGAGTCGGTGAATGGCGTGCTGTCTTTGGTGCCGGTGACGCCGCGCAATTCACCGGGTAAGCCGGTGACGGCCGATAAGCGAAAAGGGGTGAGCTTTGTCATTCCCCATCTGCCGGCTTCGGCGGCGGTTATGGCTGATGAGGTACAGGGCGTGCGAGCGTTTGGCTCTGAAAACCAGGCCGATACCATCGAGGCGGTGCGGGATCGTCATTTGGCGCGGATGCGGGCCAATGTTGATCTGACGATGGAGACGCATCGACTGGCTGCCATCAAAGGGACGTTCTACGATGCCTACGGCACTGCCACGTCGCTGTTTACGACCTTCGGTGTCTCGCAATCGACGCTGGGCATGGTGTTGCTCACCGCGACTACCGAGATCGAGGCTAAGTGTCTGGCGATCTATGAGGCGATGGAAGCTGCGCTGGATGGCTCTACGTTTACCGGGATTACTGTGCTGTGCGGCTCTAATTTCTGGTCGAAGTTGATTACGCATCCGCTGGTAAAGGCGACTTACGCCAATACGGCGATGGCCAGTGCGTTGCGCCGCGATCCGCGTTTGTCGTTTGAGTTTGGCGGCATTACCTGGATGCGTTATCGCGGCAACAGTATCGCGAATATCGCAACCGATGAGGCTTATGCCGTGCCGACCGGCGTGCCTGATCTGTTCGTTACCCGCTTTGCCCCGGCCAATTACGTGGAAACCGTGAACACCGTGGGCCTGCCGTACTACAGCAAGGCTGAGCTGATGCCGCTAGGCAAGGGTATTGCGATGGAGGCGCAGAGTAATCCGCTGAACATCTGTACCCGTCCTGCTGCATCAATCAAGTTGACGACGACTTAACCGGCAATGGGCTACGCGACGCGGGAGGCAATGGAGACGCGATTCGGCGTTGCCGAGATTCTCCAGTTGGCGGATCGGGAAAACACCGGATTCGCTGATGCGGGGATCATTGCGGCCGCGTTGGCTGATGCAGACAATGAGATTGATGGTTATGTGGGGGTGTTGTATGCGTTGCCACTAGATGAAACACCGCCCATTTTGCTGCGCCTTGCCTGCGATATGGCAAGGTTTTTCTTGTATAAGGATAGGGCGAGCGAGCAGGTTCGGCAGTCTTATGAGGACGCGGTGGATCGGTTGAAGCGCATCGCGAACGGGACGTTAAAACTGCCACTGCCCGATGTGACTGTGCCGTTGGAAAAGAAGGCGACCGCTGTGCCGCTGTCGCGTGTGTCGCAGTTCACGGACGCGAAGCTGGGTGAGATGCTGTGATTTCGGTCACGATTGATGCGCGCGATGTGTTGGCGGCAATCGAGCGGGTCAGGGAGCGGATTAGCGCGGGGCGTGTTGCCTATGAGGGCATCGGCGCGTCGCTGAAAGACAATATCCGCCTGGGCTTTGTGGACAGTATGTCGCCTTATGGCGAAACGTGGCTGCCATTGAAGTATCGGATAGGTCAGCCGCTGGTGGATACCGGCAGGCTGCGCGATAGCATTACACATCAATCCTCGGATAACGGCGTGAGCGTGGGTACCAATGTCGCTTACGCCGCTATCCATCAATTCGGCGGGATGGCGGGGCGCAAGAAGGCGGCCGCTATTCCGGCACGGCCTTATATGCCAATTCGGGACGGCAAGGTGGCGCTGCCCGATGATTGGCGCGATGAGGTAGTGGCCATCATCAAGGCGCATATCAGTAGTTAAACGACGGTTTTCGTGAAGGGCGGCCCATGATCGACTTGCGCACCATTGCTACACGTATTGAGACTTTAGTGCCGGAGTTCGGCCGCGTTGCAGGGGTGGCTGACCTGGCTGCGGCACGGAATGGCGTTATTAAGTTGCCCGCCGCTTACATTATGCCGGGCTCGGAAACGGCGGCACCAAACAAGATGCTTGGCGGGCATGCGCAGGAGGTCGTGGAGCGTTTCACGATTCTGATCGTCGCCAAGAATGTCAGCGATCAAAGCGGCTTGGCGGCACAGGTTGAGCTGTCTGATTTGTCGCGCAAGGTGCGGGCGGCGCTGCTGGGGTGGCAACCCACAGGCGAACATACGCCGGTTAATTTGGCGGGGGCGGGGCCGCTGGAATTGGCGCATCAGATGCTGTATTGGCCTGAAGGTTTTCAGGTATCCACGACGGTGCGCACATGAAACCATCATTGAAAAGGAGATTTCCCTATGACTCACAAGCAACCTACGACTGATCAACACGGTAGACGCCGCATTCCGCCTGGCTGGCGAGTGGATATGGCGTTGCCAGCAGAGAATACCGGCGATCCGGCTACCGAGAAGGCGCAGGAAAAATCGCCCGATAAAGTCGCTGATCATTACACCGACATGAAGTCGGCCAAAAAGGAGCAATAAACTATGTCACGTTTTTTCAGAAACGCGGTCATTCTAGCGAAAACAGAGGGGACTTACGGGAACGATCCCGTTCCGACTGGGGTGGCTAATGCGCTGCTGGTGTCGAACATGAGCATTGAGCAGTTGAATGCGAATAACGTGGATCGTAATCTGATTCGTCCGTTCTTCGGTGCGTCTGAGCAATTGCAGGGGGCGGCTAATGTCGGCGTGAGCTTTGACATTGAGCTGGCGGGGTCGGGCACGGCAACGACCGCGCCCGCCTGGGGGCCGCTGGTGCTGGCGTGCGGTATGTCTGAAACAGTGGGGGCGTCTTGGGTTGAGTATTTACCTAACTCCCTCGGCTCAACCACTAAGTCATTGACTTTTTATTACCATCTCGACGGTGTGCTGCATAAGCTCTTGGGTGCGCGCGGGTCGTTCAGCGCCAATATGGGGGTGGGTGAGCGTCCGATTTTGTCCTTTAAGTTCACCGGGCTGGATGGCGGTGTGACGGCGGCCGTGAACCCGGCTGCGACATTGACCGCGTGGAAATCTCCGTTGGTGGTGTCTGATCCGAATACGGGCGATATTCTGCTGGGCTGCAGCTATGCGACTGGCGCGATTACTGGCGGTACAAGTTACCCATCTAAGGGCCTGACTTTCGATCTTGGCGCTGAGGCTAAGCACACGCCTTTGCTGGGCGGCGAAAGCGTCAACATTACGAACCGCATGACCAAGGGCAAGGCGTCGTTTGACCTGACCGCTGCGCAACACGTGACCATGATGACCGCTGTGAAGGCCAATACGCTTTATACGCTTGGCATGACCCACGGTACGGCAGCCGGCAACATTATTACGGTGTTTGCGCCTGCGGTGCAGCTCTCTAATCCTGCGTATGAGGATAGCGATGGCATTGCATTGAATTCTTTTGACCTCGTCTTTACGCCGACTACGGCGGGCAATGACGAGATTCGCATTATTACCAAGTAAAGGATTTACATGCTTAAACTGACACAAGACCCGGCATTTTGGACTGACGTGATTATCAGTGTGCCTGGGCAGAAGCCGGCTACCATTAAGGTGCAATTTGCCTACAAAGACGCTGACCAGTTGAAGGAGTGGTTTGAGGGGTTGGGCGACAAGACCAACTTTGAGGGGTTGCGCGACATTGTGCGCGACTGGAAAGGGGTGGATACCCAGTTCACCGTTGAGGCGCTGGAGCAGATGTTGAAGGCGTTGCCGGCAGCGGCAGGGGCGTTCTTTGATTGCTATCGACGTGAGCTGCTGGAGAGCCGCGTAAAAAACTAATTGCCGCCGCTCAGTTTTGGGCGAAAGGCGGCGAAAGTGCAGAGAAGAAGGTAAGCAGTGATTTGGCTGCGTTCGGTCTCTGCACCGATGAGCAAGTGGAGGATGGATCGCCGGGGGTTTATTTGCAGAACTGGCCGGCGGTCGTGGTGTTTACGGCGCTTGGAACGCAATGGGACTTTACCTTTAGCGGGCAGCGGTCGGGAATAAGGTATGCGTCTATCCCTCCCATGCTGGAAATGATGGGTATTGAACGCGGCGAGTGGCCGGAGTTATTCGAGTCGATACGCATCATGGAATCTGCGGCATTGGCCGTATGGGGAGCAAGGAAATGAGTGGCGGCAACGATCTACAACTGTCCGTCATCATTCGGATGATAGACGAAACGACTTCTGCAGCGAAGTCGATCAAAAAAAGCATCGAAGAGATTGGCACGGAGGCGACCGGGGCGAAGGATGCGGTTAAGGTCACTGCCGAAGAGATTGGGCGGGATGTGGCCGCTACTACGGCGGCGATCAAGTCTTCATTAATCGGTACGCTGGGCGGATTCAAGGATGTCACCGATCTGACGCGCAAGCATTTTGATGGCGTGATTGAGCAAACCGGGCAGGCGCAGAGCATTCATGCGGGCGCAATGTCGTCGATGACCGAGACGGCAAAACGGGCAGCCGAGGAGGCGAGCCAACAATCCAAATTGGCGGCGTTCAAGGCTAAAGAGGGTCTGCAGGAAATCACCAAGCAGGCGAAAGACTCTGGGCAGGAACTCATTGAAAATGCTGAGAAGGTAGGCGCAGGCATTGGCAAGGCGATGCTGCTGGCCGGCGGTGCGTGGGCGGGCGGCAAGGCGGTTGGATTTCTCCAGGACAGCATTAACAAGGCGATTGAGCTGGCCGACAAATTCGATGAACTGCAACAGCAAACCGGGTTGGCAGCAGAAGAGTTAGCCGGGCTGAAATTTGCCGCTGAGCAGCACGGTACGTCGCTTGATACGGTTGCGTTTGCGTTGGGTAATTTGCAGCGCACGATGGGCGCGGGCGGGAATGCGGCGGAGCAATTACGCAACCTGGGTATTGATGCGAAAGCGCCGATGGAGATGCTGCTGCAGGTCGCGGCGGCGATGGAGAAGACGGTTGACCCTACTGAGCGCGCTGCGATTGCGCAGGCCGCATTCGGGCGCGGCTGGCGGGAGCTGATGCCGATGCTAAAAGAGGGGCCGGAGGCGTTGGGCAAGTTGGCCGATGCGGGCGTGAAGTATTACAAATCCGCCGCCGATATGGCCGAGCAAGCGGCCAAGGTCAAAGATAGCCAAGCTGAATTGCAAACGGCGATGGATGCGCTTCAGATAAACATTGGTGTGAAATTCATCCCGGACATGGCCGAAATTACCTCGGCTGCTGCGATGGCTGCGCGCGAGGAAGGTCTGGCTACGGCGTTTACCGTCATGCTGGGCGGCGTGATGAAAAAGACATGGGATGTGGTAAAGCTGGGCTGGGATGCGCTGGCGTGGGCGCTACAACAAGCTGTTGAAACTGCTTTTCTGTGGCCAATCCAAAAAACACAGGAATTCACGGACGAGGCCGGGAAGTGGGTAGCCGAAGTGGGGGGTGTGATCGCGGCGAAGGCGGATGAATGGAAAGAAGCCGGCGCGAAGCTGATTGACGGGTGGAAAGAGGGGATTGCCGCCAACCTGCGCGGCGAGATAGGCATTGGCAAAAAGATCGCCGATGCAATCGCCTATGTGAAGGCGACCGTGAAAGATTGGGTGCAGGTGGGCAAGGACATCATCCAAGGCTTGATTAACGGCGTGCAGGACAAGGCGAAGGAGGTCATGGACAAGATTCGCGGCTTAGGTGGCGCGGTTGTCCGGGAAATGAAAGATTTGCTTGGTATTAAGTCACCTTCGACCGTGTTTGCGGAGATGGGTAAAAACGTCGCCGACGGCTTTACGTTGGGTATTCTGCAGAATACGCCGAAAGCGGTGGATGCGACCAAGAAGATGGCCAAGGCCGTCAAGGATGCTGGACTCGATAAGCTCATGCCGGATTCCGGCAGCCTGACAGGCGGCAGGAAGTCGAGTAGCGCCGTCTATTTTGACGACGTGTTCGACGCGAACAGAAAAACTGAGCTGGCAAATTTGAACGTGGAGTTCCGGCAGGGTGCGCGCGACATTGATGCCTGGGCAAATGCAGTCGATGCGTCAAACCAACGACTGGACAGCTTGATCGACCGGCTTGAGCCCGCCAATGCCAAGACGCAAAAATTCACCGAGGAGATGGATAGGCTGACCGCTGCCGCGCATGACGGCAATATCAGCATGGAGCGATATGTGGAGTTGTCAGAAAAACTGGCGACTGGCGAGTCGGGGTGGGTTACAAAAGGGGTGGCAGGGATTACGTCGGCCAGTAAGACTGCAGCAAGCGAGGTTGAGCGCATGCTATCAGACGCCCTCATGCGCGGATTCGAAGGCGGTAAAGATGCCGGCAAGAACTTCGTGGACACGATCAAAAACTACCTGAAAACCGCGTTTCTGAAGCCCATCGCGGTGCAGATTAGTGCCTCGTTGACCGGGGCGGTGGGGATGGGTGGCACGGCTTCGGCTTCGGGTGGTGGCGGGAGTGATTCGCTTTCTACGCTGTCTAGCCTCAATTCGGCTTACAAGGCCATTTCAAGCGGTTTTTCATCGCTAGGCGCATCGGTCGGCTCGTTTAGCGCGGCATCAGCATACGGCACAACGGCCATGTCGCAGCAAAGCACTATGTTGGCCGCGCAAGAAGCGGGTATGAGCACGACCACGGGCGCATTGGGTGGCGCTGCTTCGATGCTAGGCGGAATGGCAGTAGGTTACGTGGTCGGTAAAATGATCAGCGGAGGTTACAGCGCCCTCGGCAAGTCTGGCAATACGGCAGTCGTGGCGGGTACGGTGATTGGTGCGGCCATTGGTGGGCCGATAGGTGCAGCCATTGGCGGTGCTATCGGCGGCGCGGTTAATCGAGTGTTTGGCCGCAAACTCGCCGGCACGGGCATTGAGGGGAGCTTCGGCGCTGGCAATTTCTCCGGCACCAACTACGAGGATTACAAGGGCGGGCTATTCCGCTCCGACAAAACCAAGCGTAGCACCCTTGACCCGCAGGTTGACGCCCTGCTTGACAATTCCTTCGCCACCCTGCAAACGAAAACCGCACTCATGGCGACGGTGTTGGGGCAAAGTGCCAGCGCGATCAACACATTCACCTCCAGCATCAAATTGGATTTTAAGGGGCTGACTGACAAGGAGATAGAAGAGAAGATCGGCGCGGTGTTTGACGACATGGGCAACAGCATGGCGTCACTCATCCCCGGCCTGGAGGCGGTTACACGCTTTGGCGAGAGCAGCAGCGCGGCGTTGACTAGGCTGTATGACAGCATCTTTGCCGTCAACGGCGTGATCGACACGCTCAACCTGCAGCTTTTTGACGTGTCGCTGAGCGGCGCGGCAATGGCGTCTAGCCTGGCGGACGCGTTCGGCGGCATGGATAAACTGCAGGCTACCACGTCGGCATACTACTCAGCGTTTTACACTGAAGAAGAACGTATTGCGGAATCGACTCAGCAACTGACGCAGGCGATGAGTAATTTAGGCTATGCCCTGCCGGCAAGCAAAGAGGGCTTCCGCGATGTGGTGGCAGCGCTGAACCTGACCACGGCTGCCGGGCAGCAGGCATTTTCCGCGCTGATGGGATTGGCCCCGATGTTTGCTGAGGTGGCGAATAGTTGGGAGGCGGCGGCGAAAGAATCTGCAGAAAGAGCTGCAGAAATGGAAAAGGAGGCGGCTGACAAAGCGGTAGCGGCGGCGAGAGAGGCAGCGGATAACAGGCGGCGCATTCTGGATGAACAGCTTGGTCTGGAGTCGCAGTTATTGCAGTTGCAGGGGAATACTGTCGAGTTAAGGCGCAGAGAGCTGCAGGCAATAGACCCGGCTAACCAGGCGCTGCAAGAGCAGATTTGGGCGCTGGAGGAGGTAAACGCGGCGGCTGACACTTACACAGAGGCGCTTAATAATGCGCAGCAGGCTTACGACCAGGCGGTTAGTGCCGCTAAGTCCGCCCAATCCGCCGTCGATGCAATCCTCGATCAGGCAACGGATAACTATCTCTCTGCCGTAGCAGCTCAGGTCGCTGCGCAAGAACGCATTACACAGCTTGACCTTGATGCAAAAATCGAAGTCGCGCAGGAAGCACAGAAAGCCGCTGACAACATGAGGGATTTGGCTAAATCCTTGCGGGCTTTTATTGACGAGTCCCGCTCGCCGGATGTCATATTTGGTGAAGTGCTTCGTAAAGCATTGGGTGGGGACAGCGAGGCAATGCAAGCCCTGCCAGCGGCGGCACGCGGAGCGATTGACTTGGCTAAGTCTGCCGCTTCTTCTGCGTCTGAATTTCGCTTGGCGGAGGCGCGGGTGTTTGCCCAGATGCGCAGTGTTGCTGCCGTGGCCGACTCGCTGAGCGTTAGCACTGTGGCGATGCCTACTAAACCCACCGAGAAAGAGGAAGTCGCGCTGGCTTTGACGGCAGCAACTAGCAAAGTGGCCGCCGAACTCAGCATTGCAAATCGTGTGGGTGCAGACACCGATAAACCAATAGATTCGCTGGTGACTCGCTATAACGACGCGCTAAAAGAGCGGGCGACGGCAGACGCTGCTTTGGCTGTGGCTACCGAAACCCTGACCGCGATTAAAGACAACACGGCGACTACCTATGCAAACGTGGCTAGCCTAAAAGATAAGTTTTCGATTGATCTGGAGGTGTCGGCAAAAAGCGAAATAGAGAAAACAATCTCGGTAATCACGGGCACCTTTTCACTTTCCCCAGAGCAAAAAAAACTAGCACTACTAACCACCGGAACGATTAAGCGGACGATTCAGGCGGTTGCTGACGCATCCTGGGACCCAGAAACTAAGGAATTAGCTTTCGGAGGCACCACAAACCTAGCCCGGACGTTGTCTGCGGTTGTGAATAAGAGTAGCAATTGGACGGATGTCACGAAAAAACTTGCCTTCGGTGCCACAACAGACCTATCCCGGACGCTGAAATTCTCTGCATCAACAGTAGGAATCAGCGAAACGCTGCGTGCCCAGGCGTTTGGCCTGACAGAGTTACTTTCCAGAACGGTCGAATGGGTTGCGCAGAATGACACGCTTTCTGAAGTAGCACGCGCTCAGGCGTTTGGCGATGCCGCTGATCTAGTCCGTAAGGTGATGATGGCGCTAGATGAGCCATCTAACACTGCCATCCAGCAGGCGTTCTCTGATCTATCGGCCCCCATCACAAAACTGCTAAAGCTCAGCATACAGCCTGAAGTAGAGGCACTCGCTTCAGGCTTAACCGTTTCTGCTGCGGTGCAAAACACTATTAATGCTATAGCGAGCAATACAGCTAGTGGTGTTGCGAGTTATGTTGCGGATTCAGGAGCCACAATTAACACCTCAACATCCGGCCTCGGCGCGACTGCAACGTGGAAAGAAGGGGATGTAATAACCAATGCAATTATTCAAGGTATTAAGGGTGGGGCTGTTAGTGTCAACTGGCTGCGAAATTGGTACAACGCCGAGATAAACAAAGGGGGTAAGGATAATTTCAAGGAAATGCTTGGAACTCTTAAGGAATACGGCGTTAGCATGTCGTGGTTTGATCTAGCGATGGGGTGGGGAGAGTCTAAGCATACTGGCCGAGCCGATTGGCGTCCTGGTATCGGTACTACAGAACACCACGGTTTAATGCGAGGTGTGACAGCCTTCGCTGAGGGTGGTGCGTTTACGAACAAGCTCGTCAACGGTTCCACCTTCTTTGATCTAGGTGTCATGGGCGAAGCCGGCCCCGAAGCCATTATGCCGCTTACCCGCATGTCCAACGGCAACTTAGGTGTTGAAGCGCAGATGCCGGACTGGTCAACTTACGGGCGCGAGGACAACAACAACGCCGCACTGGTAGCGGAGCTGCGTCAGTTACGTGGTGAAGTCAAAGCGCTGAACCAAGAAGTTGTTCTCTTACGTCGCGACAACAACACCGCGAATGCGGCGATTGCCACAGAATCCAAATCCTCTGCCCGTGTTCTGCGTAAGTGGGACACGGTTGGGATGCCACTCGAAGCTACGGTGTAATCATGCTAAAAATACTCAAACCCCTTAATAACCTTACTAGCGAGGTTGACAGCTATTCTTTGACTACCGACGAGCATACGGCCTGGGCGACCGGCACCGCTTATGCTGCTGGTGCCAAGGTGGCGTACAACCTGCGGGCGTGGCAGGCGGTTGCTGCAATTTCCTCAAGCACCACGGCCCCTGCAACGGGCTCGTTAGAGTGGGTGGACGCTGGCCCGTTGAATCGCTGGGCAATGTTCGACGGCAAGGTCAGCACGCGCACAGTCGGCACAAATACCGGCTTGAGCGTTACGCTAACCCCGGGGCGATGTAATGGGCTTGCACTACTTGATATATACAAAGTAAAAACCTTCACCATTACCGCATCTTATCCGGTGACTAACGGCAGTGCAGAAACTACCGTCACCGAACACGCTTACGGCATTATGCTGACAACCGTTGTTACAACAACGTCGGTGACTATGACTTACGCAGTCACGCTTGAATCACGCAACGTCAGCGATTGGAAGGGCTTTTTTATTGAGCCTTACGAGATTGCTACCGACATTTTTATTCAGCTCCCCAGCCGCGCAAATATGACTATTTCATTAGCCATTGTTAGGGCTGACCCAGCCGTTGCCATCCCTATACCTGAAATTGGCTCATTCATCCTCGGTAACTTCATTGAACTTGGCGAGGTTGAATATGGCGTATCTGCAGGCATTGAGGATTACAGCAACATCGTGACGGACGAATTTGGGCAAACAACGTTTGTGCAGCGCGATTACGTAAAGCGCGTCAGCTATCCGCTGATGGTACCGAACTACAATATCCGACGCACGTTCTCCACTTTAGCCGCTTTGCGTGCGACGCCTGCCGTGTTTATTGGGTCAGATAACTATCAGCACACGCCATTTACCGTATTCGGATTTGTTGAAGATTTTAATTTAGGTCTGCAGTTTTCTACCCACTCCGTCGTCAATATAGATGTACGCGGCGTTCAAATTTAAGGAATAATCATGGCAGTGATCTACACACCACTACCCCCCGCCCCGGTACCTGGTAGCCCGGATTTCGAGACGGTTGCAGGCGCATTTTTAGATGCAATGCCGACCTTCGGCGCTGAGTTAAAGACAATTGCCGAAGACGTTGCTGCAGCGGCAACCGTTGTTGATGTGACGGGTAACGCGACCATTGCGATGACTGCGGCGTCACAGGCTTCACTTAGCGCGGCAGCCGCAGCCATTAGCGCATCGACCTCGGGCACTAACGCGGGCAATGCAACGGCTGCGGCGGTCGCGGCGGAGCATAGTGAAGATTTGGCTCAACTCGCGGCTTTGCAGTCTGGCACCAACGCGCAAGCTGCATCCGCCTCTGCCGCTGCCGCTGCTGCCTCTGCTGCCCTGGCAGATAGCGCAGGCAATGCAACGGCTGCGCAAAACTCTGCCAATGCTGCTGCTAGCAGTGCGGCTACCGCATTAGGCGCACAGAATACCGCCATCAGCTACACCGCCACGGCGCTCAGCGCGGCCTCTGCTGCGCGAGTGGATGCTACCGCTGCACAGGTTGCGGCGGTCGAATCGCAAGCCGCCTGGACTGCCGCCCTCGCCGCTAACCCAGACCTTAATCCTGCCATCCGCATGAACCCCGCTACCGTCAGCGCAGACACCACCATTCCGTCAGGGTATAATGCTTATAGCTCAGGCCCTATCATGATCTCCGAGGGCGTAACGGTGACAGTGCAAGACGGTGGCCGTTGGTCAGTTTTTTAATTTTTCAAGGAAATTACTATGTCTCAAGTTGTTACTCGTAGCATCGTCACCCCCGATAATTCGCCCGTGTCGTTTCCTTATGGCATCAATATCGGCACACCGAACGGCAGCGGCATCAACGACATTGGTATCGCCGGTCAAATCGGTTTTGGTGTCGGTATTTGCCCTTCGGCCTTGCCGTCAGGTATGACAGAGTTATCTGGCACACAAGATCGTTTTCACGATAACTACGGCAATTACCAGTATTCAGACGGCAGTATCATGGTCTGGATGCCGGCTTTCTTCTACAAATACGGCACTGGCAGCAATGGCCTGGCACTCAATGAGGTGGATATTGAGCCATTCGGCTATTTTGCTGATGTAGCCACCGCCAATTCTGCGGGCTATGCCTTGCATCGCGCCTTCTATGATGGCGGCGTGATTCAGCCGGGGGCGTTCGTCGATAAATACTTGGTCAGCAATAACGGCGGCATTGCCTCAAGCGTGAAGAACGGCAACCCGCTCAGCAGTGCCGCCACACATAACCCCTTCGCCGGCCTCACTGGCACGCCCGCCAACACCTACGCCGGTGCAATTGCTTCCGCAAAAACGCGGGGCAGCAACTTTTTCTGTAATAGCTTGTTCATTTTCAAAGCGCTTGCATTACTGAGTTACGCGCACGGCAAGGCGAGCACCAGCACCACTTTCAACGCCTGGTATTCCAGCGGCACCACTAATTTTCCTAAGGGTTGTAATAACAACGCGCTAGGTGATGCGCAGGACGCCATGTTGTCTTTTATCAGTGACGGCTACAGCACGGCTTGTAAAACCGGCAGCGCCAATCTGTTCGCACGCACCACGCACAACGGGCAGAACTGCGGCGTAGCAGACCTGAATGGCTGCATGTGGGAAATCACCCCCGGCCTGACAATGGATAACAGCAATCCCGCCATTGGCAAGTTTTACGTCATGAAAACTTCTGCTGCCATGCGCACCGTCACCGGCGGCAATACCCTGGCGACTGACTTATGGGGCGCAACCGGCCTAGCTGCGTTGTACGACGATCTTGGTGTGATGAACAGCTTCACCGGCTATGCCGTCAACTTTTCTGACCGCACGCTTACGATGGGCAGCGCAAGCCAAGTGCTCAGTGCTGCTACCAGTGGCACTGCCTGGCAGATGACCGGCGTAGGCATTCCCTTGGTGGCAGGCGGCTCAAACGCATTCGGCAACGACCTCCTGTATGACTACAGCACGGCGGACATATGCCCGATTGCTGGCGGGGATTGGGCCAATTCTTCGGGCGCAGGGGTTTGGGCGTTGGGGCTCAGCTATGCGCGGGGTAACTCTAGCGATAGTGTGGGGTTTCGCGCGGCCTTGTACCTCTGACTGCCCGAGCGATAGCGATGGGCCTACATGATGAAGCTAAGCTAGATAGCAAATTCACCGATTTTGCACGCCAGATGAATCTCTATCTCAACCACTTTCCGAAGCACGAAAAGTACGGTCTTGCGCTGGAAATTCGTCGCGCGGCTTATGACGTGTACAGCTTCATGGTGGAGGCACAAAAGCGCTATCACAAAAAAACGGCAATCACCAACCTTGATGTGCGCCATGAGCAGTTGCGTATGCTGCTGCGCCTGGCACACGCACTCAATTATTTTGAGTTCAAGGACGGACAACACCATCACCCCGAGAAAGACGGTGAACACCGCTACTTGGTAATCTCGCGGATGGTGGATGAGTTAGGGCGCATGATTGGCGGCTGGATTGTCGCGGAACGTGCGCTCGACAAACGGGAGGCGTCTTAACATGTGCCCGATTGCTGGCGGGAATTGGAACAATTCTTCGAACGCAGGGGTTTGGACGTTGAATCTCAACAATGCGCAGGGTAACTCTAACGATAATGTGGGGTTTCGCGCGGACTCGACTTCACCTCACGGATCGAAAGATCGAAGTGGAATCAAGGGAGACGCTTTCCGGCGCGAGGCGCAAGCCTCGGCTAAATCGGTTTGCATGGGCCATTCTAGTAGGTTTGATTCTGTCATTCTCGAAAGTCTGGCCCTATGAAACGCATCGGTTATTTATTCGACAAGGCTTTTACGCCAGAGGCTTTATTGGCGGCATTTCACGCCGCTGCACGCCACAAGCGCAGCAAACGCGCCTGTTTTCAATTTGAAAAACACTTGGCCAGCAACCTGGACGCGCTGCACGCTGAATTGCACGACAACACATATCAACCCAGACCCTACTACAACTTCACAGTTTACGAGCCTAAGTTGCGGCAGATATACGCCCCCGCTTTCCGTGATCTGGTGGTGCAACATGCCATTTACGCCGTCATCTATCCGATATTCAACGGCGGTTTTATTGATCAATCGTTTGCTTGCCGGGTGGGCCTTGGCACCCACAAAGCAGCGGACTATGCGCAAGCCGCCCTGCAGGTGTGCGCACCAGACAGCTACACGCTCAAGTTGGATATTCGCAAATTCTTCTACCGCATTGACCGCGATATTCTGCGCACACTGATTGAGCGCAAGATAAAAGACCGCCGTTTTGTAGATTTGATGATGGATTTTGCCGACCACGGCGAACCTGTAGGCATTCCCATTGGCAACCTGCTCAGCCAGATTTACGCATTGCTTTACCTGAGCCCGCTAGACCACTTCATCACCCGCGAAATCAAGCCATTGCGCTACTGCCGTTATGTAGATGATTTTGTGTTGTTCGATTTGACGCGGGCAGAAGCCATTGCCGCCCGCGAACGGGTGATTGTGTTCTTGACTGGCCTGCGCTTAACACTCTCTCGCTCGACACTGGCACGCGTCACACGCGGCATCAACTTTGTCGGCTTTCGCACCTGGGCTAGCAAGCGCTTCATCCGCCGGCACAGCATTTACACACTGAGAGCCTCTGCCAAACGCGGCAAGCTCGATAGCGTGATCAGCGTATTGGGTCACGCACGCAAAACTCACTCTTTGCAGCACCTGCTGCGCTACCTGAAAGGAAATCACCATGCCATCTATCGCCTCTTACCAAAAGTTTATCACCCAACAAGTCACCCGCGAACTCGCTACGCCTGAGGGCGCAAACGAGCTAGCTACACTGGACGGAACGACCTATGTCTGTCTGCCGGATGGCGCAACCTTGCCCGAAGTGCAGCACGCAGAAATTGCCGCCAGCATCGTGCTGGATGTTGAGCTGACCGATGCTTTGCGTGACGAGATCAAAACCGTGAGCCCGCATGTGCGGCTGATCAATCGCCGCGTGGTGGATCGTCTGCGTGAGCGGTATAGCCTGGACGATGAGATTAAGCTGATTCGGCTTGCGCCATCAGCAGAATCGAGCGCTTACAACGACTACGTTGAAGAATGCCGCGCCTGGGGCCGCGCGCAGAAAGCGGCGTTCGGACTGTGAAACCTGTTGCGATTCGGCCTGCGCCTTGGCTGGTGCGGGCGTTTCTCCGCGCTGCAGGTGCTTACGGCATTACGATGCCTTGGCGGGTGATCTACCTGATGCCTGAGCAGATGAGTAACGCCGGCTTGATTCGGCATGAGCGGGTGCATATCGCGCAGATTGAGCGGGATGGCGCGTGGAGATGGACGGTTAGGGTTTTTTGGTACTTGCTGCGCTATGGTTATAAAAATAGCCCGTATGAAATTGAGGCGCGGTTAATTTCAGGGCATTAAATTAAATAGGGGGTTTCAATGAGCGAGAATAGCGAAGCGGTTGATTTGACTGAAGCACTGCAGGAGCAATGCGCAGAGACTAAACCACAAAAAAGAGGGGCAATGAAAATATTTAAGTCAAAAACTATTATTTTCTCGCTGCTGCTAGCGTTATTGGGCGTCGTTGAAGCGTCGTTTCAGGTGTTTGCGCCCATGATGACGCCCCAGGCTTATGGATTGATGCTGATGGGCGTGAGCTGCGTAGTGGCCGTGCTGCGAATTGTCACCACCTTACCCCTGGACGACAAATGACCGCACACCTCACAGACGGCGAATGGACGGGCGATGAACGCAGATCAATCCCGGTGCATATTCTCAACTATATGGACACAAGGCTTGGCGAGCACACTAGCCGCATTGAAGCGTTGTTTCAGGATCATGTGACGGATGAAATGGCGCGTTATGGCGACATTATCACGCGGATAGATGCCTCCGCTAAAGCCTCGCAAGACCGGCACAACGCTTTAGTTGATCAAATTACGGTATTTACTGGACGCGTAGAATTGGTAGAAAAAGCGTTTCCGGAATCAAAACAGGGTTGGCCGGATTACAACAAACATCACGGGTATCACAGTACGGTTGAAGACAAGCGCGTTTGGTGGTCATCGGTACGTGATCAGGCGCTGAAAAAACTGTTTGAGTGGGGGCTGATTTTATTGGTCGGCTGGTTCGGGGTGATTGTCTGGAAGTCTTTGCTACTTGGCCCAACATAATAAAAGGGAGTTTGTTCAATGATTACCGCTAAAATATTGACCGCTGTCATGCCGACCTTACGGCAAGATAAAGCGCTGGAATATTTGCCGCACCTCAATGCTGCTGCAAAGCGCTACAACATCAACACCCCTGCGCGCATCGCGGCATGGCTAGGACAGCTAGCGCACGAATCGGGCGGGTTAAAATATTGGGAAGAGATCGCCAGCGGTGCGGCTTATGAAGGGCGCATTGACCTGGGCAATACGCAGCCAGGTGACGGTAAGCGCTTCAAAGGTCGTGGCCCGATTCAGATCACCGGACGCGCGAACTACAAAAAGGCGAGCGCAGAACTTGGCGTTGACCTGGTTGCGAGCCCCGAACTTGCCGCCACCGTGCCAATAGGCTGCCTCATTGCCGCGTGGTTTTGGGCGGATCGCCGGCTGAATCAACTTGCCGATGAAGACAGCGAGGACGCGTATCGCCGGATTACACGGCGCATAAATGGCGGCTACAACGGCTGGCAAGATCGTTTGGTTTATTGGAAGCGCGCGCGTTTGGCGCTAGGCACATGATGAGCAGGCGCGAGTTGGCGGCGTGGATAGTCGCCCTGTTCCTGACCCTCGCGATATTCGCCGGCGCGGTTTGGTGGATGCTGCGCATTGATGTGCCGCCGTCGATGACAGAATGGCCGGTTGATGAGGTGCGGCAGGATGATGGGTCGCTAGTGATTGAGCGCACTGCGACGACACCGACCGCACGTGCAAAACAGCGCGTACCGGCAGGCGCGAAAGTGGAGCGCATCGTGCAGGTGATCGTGCAGCCTGATGCGGTACCCGCTGCCGGGCAACCCTGTCCACCTGTGGTGGTGGATTTATCGCTGGTGCGTGAGAGTGACGGCGGTGCGCGGGTGCTGGCGAGTAGTCCTGATGGCGTTGTTGTCGGCGGGCTTGATGTTCCGGTTGAACCGATTATTTTGCCGGAGCCAGAAAAACGATGGGCGGCGGGTTTAAGTTATTCGCCGGTTGACCGCACGTCCGGGGTGTGGATCGAGCGCGATTATTGGCGGGTGCGGATTGGGCTGGATGTCAATCAAGCCGCTAACGGAATTGATGCGCGGGTCAGGGTGGGGGCGGTTTTTTAACGAGGCTGGAAAAAATCATGCCAAGTCGAAATGTCCCGAAAAATGTCCCTATTGGTCACGAGCCCAGCATCCATGCGGCAAACGGCCCCCTTCACACGGCGGGGGTCACAGGTTCGAACCCCGTACTGCCCACCAGTAAAAGCAAGCAAAAACAAGGATTTAGCCACTTTTCAAGCCCCTTGTTTTTTTTCTAAATTCTGACCAAAACCGCCTAAAACCGTGTCAGACGGCAGAGAAATGTCCCGCAAAATGTCCCGGTCAGAGTTGCCTGCCCAGCCAGCTAAATACTCTGGCGCGAGGTGCGCGTAGCGCAAGACCATCTGCAGGCTGCTCCAGCCGCCGAGTTTTTGCAGCACCTCGATGGGTGTGCCGGCCATGACGTGCCAGCTTGCCCAGGTGTGTCGCAGCGTATGCCAGTTCACGTCGGTCAGGCCGGCGCGTTCAACTGCCCGGCCATAGGCTTCGCCGATTTCAGCCATCGGGACATTTTCTGACATTTTGTTACGCGTGCGCGTGTAAACGAAAACATAGGTCGCGTGTCGGCCGGTTTGGCTGCGCAGGATTTCAATCGCCTGGTTGCTGAGTGGAATGCCAATGGCTTTTTTGGCTTTGGCTTCGTCGGGATGAATCCACATGACTTTGCGCGGTAGGTCGATTTCACTCCAGCGCAGGCCGAGCAGGTTGGATTGGCGGATGCCGGTTGAAATGGCGAATCTGGCGGGGGCGAGCAGGTGTTCGGGGAGTTGTGCTTCCAGCAGACGCCATTCGGCTTGCGTGAGCCAACGCGTTCTACCTGCTGGCGCTTTGCGACTTGGGATAGTGGGTATTTTGTCCACCCAGCTCATTGCTTGGGCGTGGTGCAGGATGGCGAGGATTGTGTTGCGATAGCGGTTCCACGTGCCGGCTGATTTGAGGCCGATTGCGCGCGTGAGATCGTCGGTGGTTAGGGTGGAGAGGGGTGGATTGCCCAGCGCGCCAGAGAATGCGCGCAGGAGGTATTTGTCAGACTCGCCGCGCGGTTCGGCAGTTAGCCATGCGATTGCGGCGTCGTGCCACGTTTTGCCGAGGTCAACTGGAGAATCTTCCCAGGCTTCGGCTTTCCATGCGTCGTGGATGCGTTGGGCCTCCGTTTTGTCGGTAGTCCCAGTGCTGCGTCTAATCCTTGGCTTGTTTTTGACTGTGATCGAGACGTACCAGTAGTCCGATTTTGTGGGGTCTTTGTAGATTGACATGATGTTGAGCCGTATTGAGAGCGCACGTAGTTTACTAAATCATCTTCGATGAAAAGCCAAGCGCGGCCTATTTTTGCGGCGGGCAACTCTCCGGCGGCGGCTTTGGTGCGCACGGTCTCCGGGTCGCACTTGAGCCATTCCGCCGCCTGAATGATGTCAAACGTGTTCATGTGCTAGGCCGCTTATTTGCGCTGCCATAAACGCAGCCAATACGGTGCGCGAATGGCAAGCGCCATCAGCAGAAACGGGATTGGCAGCCAGCCGCCATCCGGTGACGCCGCCCAGATATTTGCCAGAACGATTTGCGCCCAAAATGCAACCTCTTCGCCGGTGGTGGGTGGGGCGAATGGGGCGCTCATAAATCTTCCCTTCGATAAACGGGAAAAGCGAAACTGGCAATGCCGGAAGGTGTGCTGTACAAGCAGACTGATCCGCCGCGTTTCCAGTGCTCCACATCTTCCTCCCTTAGATAGCCGACAGGCTCAGGTTCGGGCTTGGCTAGTTCGGTTTTCAAAGCCGCGACAGCTCTTCCTGACACTGCAAGTGATCCGTAATCCAAATCTTCAAAGCGCCTTATGTGTTCAAGCGCATTAATCGCTAGCTGCATCGCTTCTCTTGCGCTCATAAATCTTCCTTACAGTAGAGAGGTATCGTATGCGAACCATAGACTGTATCCGGTCTGGATATTTGACAGTAATCTCCAGTAGCGTTAATCCAAGCAACTGGCTCAGGTTCTGACTTGGTTAGTAGGTTGCATAGGGTGATAATGGCTTCTTCTGCATCGGGCATTTCAGCCCATGCAAAACGGTTGTCGGTAGCCTCTTGATGGATTTCTACGATGGCATAAAGACCTTCCAGCGCCTCAAGCGCCATTTTCATCACTTCTCTACTCATAATCCCTCCGTCTTTCTATATTCGGCAATCTGCTGTTGCAGACTTTCGCCGTCCAGGTGATAGCAAAATTTCAGCTCGGCAAGCGAATCAGCCAGGTCTCCGCACGTCTCACACAGATACCAATCGGACATCGGCACATCGTCGCCGGCAATGCCGCGCATTTCTTCAAATGCAGTCGGCGGACGGTATCGTTCAACTTTCCGCGCAGTTTCACCGACGCTGATTTTCTCTCCGCACGATCGGCATTTTCTGCTGCGCTTTGTTGCCAGTGGCGCTTCGTCGGCTGGTGGATACCACCACCAATCTGCGCCGTCATCGTCGTAGCCTGTATTGCAAAAAAGGCTCATGACCCCCCCTTATTTATGGGTTTTCCCATTTGTGCCCACAATTGCAGCACCTAGACGAGCTCCCGTACATCGGTGCTATTTTCACATCGTCTGAGCCGCATTTGGCGCAAACAAAACGGCTGTCTTTTGTTGTGTCAGGCTCTTGCGCGTCACTCAATATGGGCGCGACTTTGGCGTTATTGCCACATTGATAACCATACTGGTAAGCCTCACCTAATTCCGGATCAGAATAAGGTGTTTTGCTCAGATCAAAGCCGTCGTCTTTAACACCATGGCCGTACCCGCTTTCGTAGTGACTGCATATAATTTTTATTCGTGTCATTTGTACTCACGCTCATAGATCACTTGGCGCAGGTACATAGCTAAATCAAGTGCCTCTTGATAAGCGGCAACCAAAGCGTCCTTACCGTCGAATACCTGCAATCTCATTCCGTGTTTATCTCTGACGATTGCGTCACGCTCGCGCATGTCGGCTATAACCAAGTCCCAAACCGCTGGCGTTGCGGTAAGCAATGGCTTCGGTTGTGTTGTGTTCATTGTGCTGTCCGTGTGATCATGCGTTTCCGGCGATGGCATAAAATTTGTTACATTTTCATAATCTACGCACTTACGCTTCCAGCCGCCCTCGCGGTCAAGGGCGTTGCGCGGTACATAGAACCTCGGCTTGTGCCCTTTGCTGCACACCGGATCATCTTTTAAGAAATTGTGGTGGGCGCATTGGTCGCAATGTTGTGTTTTCATGGTGATATTCCGGAATGAAATATATGGGCAATTAAGCAGGTTAATTGGCCCAAATGTCAGGTCAGGCCATTGAAGTTTCATGCCGCTCTCCAGGGGTTAGTAGCTTGCCCATTTACCACAACTATCGCAGCGGGACGCGCTCCCGTGCTTTGGGGAAAGTTTTACGTCCTCGGAGCCGCACATGGGTGCGGTATCGGGTAGGTAGGTAAGCGAAATGCCGCATTCGTCGAACAGTTGACGTGTGCGGGTGGTGTGTTCGTGCCAGCGCTGCGCGAAGACTTCGCTAGCAGCCAGGACGATGACGTGCTTGATACCGGCTTGCACCATCGCACGGGCGCAGTCCATGCAGGGCGGGTGAGTGACCACCATGCTGCACCCTGCGGTGGCGTATCCACTGCGGGCGGCGGCGTAAATCGCGTTACGCTCCGCGTGCTCAAACCAGAAGTATTTTTCCGGGCGTTCGCCGCGCGGGTCGCCGAGTTCGTCGGCTTTGCTGCCGCGTGGTGCGCCATTGAACCCCCAGGGGCCGCCATCGCCTTGTGGGCCAATGATTAACGCACCAACTTGCGTGCTGGGGTCTTTGCTGAGTCCGGCAATCGCTTGCGCGACGGCCATTAGTTTTGCTGCGTTCATGAGTTGTCCTTGGGGTTAGTAGTCGCAATCGACGATGAATTCGTGATTGCAATTAGGGCAATTAACTTGCAGGTTACGGCTGTTTTCTGTGCTGTTTTCAGCCACAGCGAGTTGCCGGCCGTCCCAGAAATCATCGTAGTCGAGCAGGTTTACATAGTCGCCACAGCCAGGGCATTGGCTGTTTAATTCGATTGTCCAGGTGGCGGTTCGGTTAGGCATTTTTTCACCTTGTTTGTCGTTTCAGTGCCGCTCAGCGTCTAGCTGCGCGGCTGTCATGGCGCGCCATGACGCATCTTCAGACACTGTGCTCTGCACGAAGCGGTCAATGTCTGCGTCGGACTGGTTATTCAGGACGGTGTAGATCGTGAAGTCAGCCGATTTGTGCGTCATGACAGGGAGTTCGTGGTGGTAACACCATGTTCCATCAGGCCAATAACAAACCCTCATTGCGGCACCACCGGCGAGGGTTCAAACGGGACAACGCGCCGAGAAATAAACGGTGCCAGGTCGGGCGCTGTCCAGTCTGCCGGCTTGTTGACCTTGCCGTTGGCGTCTTTGTGCATTGTGCCATCGGGCCAGATTTTCGCCAGGTTGGCGCGGCAGACTTCGCCAATTGCGCCATCCACATCTGCCCCTTGCGAGAGCATGGAGCCGACCGTGACGACGAATAAATCGACGTCGTCATCGAGCAGCTTTTCGGCGTCGCATGAGCGAAAGCGGTAGTCCTCGTCGCCGCGCTTGAAGGTGTGCGACATGGCGTGCAGTGCGTCACTCAGGGCAAACAAGCCAAGCGTGTCGAATTTCTCTGCCAGCTCTTCGCACTGCAGGCCGGTGTAGAGCGCGGCTTGCCGCACCACAAAAGCGTTGCTGGGAGCGTGGCCGGCGGCGGCGTGAAATTGCCGGATTTGTTCGATGTGGTTCATGTTTTTTCCTTAAACGATGGGGTAGCAGACAAATAGTCCGGGGCTTTATTTGATTTCCAGCTTCTCGGAATAACCGAGGTGGGCGCCAGGCAGGAGCGTGGGTTCGCCGGCTTTCTTTTTGGCGAGCAGGTCGGCGCGTAGGCCCGCCTTGTCGAGCGACCAGCTTGAGGGGACGAATAGCCGGTAGTCTTCCGGGATCAAGGTTTCGTCGTCGATTTCGACGTGGCCGCTGCCGAGCTTGATGCGTACGCGAATGTCCGGCGTATTGACGTCGAGTATGCCGGTCGCTTTCATGGCGTTCATGGCGTAGCGGCTGAGGCTGTCGATGCGGTTTTCCAGCGATTTGGCGGCGGCTTGGCGGCTCTTGATGATTTCCTTTTGCGCATTCACTTCAACCTGCAGGGTCTGAATCAGGCCGGCGATGCTGGTCATTTTGCTGGCGAATTCGTCGCTCCAGTCTGAAAGTGCTTCTTCCAGCGGGAGGGTGGATTCGCCGTCTTCGGCGTCGGCAATGCGTTGTTCAATGCGCAACAGGGTTGAGCTGATTTCATAAAGTTTCATGGCGTTTCCTTTGAAAGAAGATCTGAAAGACGGGTATCTATTCCCGGTCTGACCGGGTACTTAATGCTCTGGCGACTGAAGATGTCATCCACCACGGCAGACACGGACTCGCCGCGTTGCAGGTCGGGGTCTTTGTCGATCTGCAGTGCAAATAACCGGGCAGCAGGGGTGGGTGGCAGTGGCCAACCCGCACGCCGAGCGGCACGAACCCCCGCCCGGATCAGCTTGTCCTGGTCTGAGCTGGCGTGCGGATAGGCGACTAAATTGATCATTATCATTTTTTAATTGTGCCTTTTTGGTAGCGATTGACGACGTGAGTTGCCACGCCGTCAGCCTACGTTTCTCAGAAGGGAATATCGTCAGTTAGCACTGAATCCGCGTCACCCTGCGCGTCACCCTGCGCGGCAGCGGGGGCGTGAGCCGGTCGCACTGCGCCGGGTGAGAGCTTGCGGTCGCGCAGTACGGCGACCATCTTGGCTAGCTTTTCAGGGCGGGCTGCGCGGTCGAGGATTTCAGAGGCGGTGAATTCTCCGTCCGCCGAGAACGAGCCAAAAATGGCCATTCTGGTGGCGATGGTGCCGTCCTGTTTCAGATATTCCTCCGCCTGCAGCAGGAAGCCGATGCGTTGGCCGGTGAGTTCGGGGAACAGGTCAACAGTGAAGGTGCCAGACTGACCTGTGGCGGGGTCGTACTTCTCAACCGCGCCCTTTACCGTGGTGAGGGTTCTTTGTTTGGTGCAGACCATAATTGCCTGCAGATGCTTGAGGCCGTACAGCTCCTTTCCCTCGGCGTTCTTCGTCCAAACGCTGAGGTAGTCGGCGGTTTGGCCGTCGTCTGCCTTGAAGGCAAACTCAACGCCGACGGTACCTTTTTTTGAGATTAATTCCTCGGCGCGGGTGATGGTGCCGATGTATTTGCCAGTCTCTGAAATTCGGCTAGTCGTTTGATCGGCTGAGCGGGCGATTTGGGTGTTCAGTTGGTAGTTCATTCTGATGCTCCTTGATTCTGGGGTTTTGAGAGTTTGCGGAAGATGAAACCGCAGGTTGGCCAGCAGAGGAAGCCAATTAGAAATGCCCAATCGGGATGACCGGCTTTTTCTGCCAGGACTGCTGACAACAGGAAAACAACGGCAACAGCGACGATTCGGGCGATTTTCATTTTGGTTCCTTTGATGTTGTTGAGTTTGGGTTGGTTATTGAGTGCGCCACACACCCACGCCCGCCACACCGTCACGCGTGTGACGGCGAACAGCGAAGACGCGGCCATCATCGTTTTTGTTGGCCTCGGTAGCGGCGGTGAATGTTTTCTGGTTGGGGATAAAAAGCATATCACCGACCTCCATCTGCTCAAACGGGTAGGGTTTGGGGGTGCGTGCCTTCTTGGGGAATTCTACGCCTTTGATGATTTCCATTTCATGCTCCTTGAAAGTAAAACTGCGTTATTGCCTTATCCACTTTAGATAAGTCGTTTTCGATCACGTCACCGTCAAACATCCCTATTGGGCTTTTGACGGTGTCCTGACCAGAATTCTTGGTTCTGAACAGGTGGTTGCCGTTGGCCACCGATGTTCTCAACACGGTGGTAAACATGCCTTCCACCGTTATTTTCTCGTCCAACATCTTGCCAATAGTCTTGACCCGGACGTTGCCGTGGTCGTCCTGCGTGCTGTGCGCCAGAATGTAGACGCGCACGTCATCGGCTAGGTCGTTACTCCGATTAATGATGTTCCAGGCATTTTTGCCAATGTCGGTGAACTTCTGGAAGCCGGTCTCACCGGTGCGGCGCATGAACTCGTTGGCAAGGATGTATTGCCAGTCATCGATGACGATGATTTTTCGGGTCGTTTTGCCCATCATGGCAATGATTCCGACCGCATCGTCACAAATGATGATATTGCCGCTAGGGTTTGCGCGGGACACGATGCCCCAACCTGCCGCCCTAAAGGGCAGGGGCTTTTTGATGGCCTGAATTAGTAGCGTTTCCGCCGGGTTCATGAAGCGAAGGCTGGTGGTCTTGCCGCTGCCGCTCTCGCCGATGATTAAAGTGCTGATGCTCATTTTCCTGCTCCTGTTCAAATTGCTGCTGTTCAAGTAGTTGTTGTTGCCATTCCGGTTGGTTATCCATCGCGTTACTCCTGTTTGTTGCTCCTGGTTGTTGTCCCTTTTCGCTACCAAAAAGAGAGGGGAGAAGAATATCAAATTGGTAGCAAAATGGAAGCATGAACCGAAAAATAATTAAAAATTTTTTTCAGCAGGAAAACTAGAAAGATTCGATGGCCCAGCCGCCGCCGTCTTTCTTGGCTTTTGCCTTAACGGCAATGAATGCGAATGGGTAGGTGTCGGCGGCGACCTTGATTTTGACTCTGGCGTCATCTGTCCAGAAGCCCTTGCATTCGTGCAGCTCGATCATGCCGTCCGGCAGCATGACCGCGAAATCCGGGGTGTAGAACGTGTTGTCCGCTAGCCTGAATTTGATTCCTTCAAATTTCCACCAGAGGATGCGGCCGGAGACTCTTAGCGCCTCCAGGTAGTTCGCATAGGCTTGCTCGGTTTTGTTCAAGACGCCGATTTTGAGGCGGCCTAACGCTAAGACGCGTGGGTTCATCATGGCTCAACATCCCGATTAACGCAGTCGGTACAACAGGGGTCGCTCATGCGGAGGTCGTGCGCGCAGGGCGGGTCGAACCAATGGGTGATGATGTGATGCTTGACGGAAACGCACGACGCTGCGTCCAGGTCAACCGGATGGATGTTGGCCGGGGCAGTGAGAGGCCCGCCGCGCTTGGTGTTAAAACACTTGTAGCGGTGGCGGGTGTCGTGCTGAGTCAGGGGTGCTTCTAGGTGGGGAGACATACTTTTCCTTGAATAAGTTTTCGGACAATCAATTCGACGTTTTCGCCATAGCAAGATCGCCAAAGCGTGAGGTTTTGCTCTCTGAATTCTGCGTAGTGGGTGCTGCTGTAATAGCGAATCAGGCCGTCGGCCAGGTGTTCGGCGAGGGTCATGACGCGGGGCTGAGTAGTGCGCGCGTTTCGGCGAGCAATTCAAGCTCCGTCACACCCCAGTGACGCTC